AAAGTTTCCCAAAGCCGTTCAAAACGAATTTCGTACAACTCTTTAATAGCGAAATACTTATTCATTAAAGCATCGCAAACATCAGGAGGAATGTGTGCCCACTTAGGATTATCAACAAAGTGTGATGTAGTCACATCAATGTCTTCTACTATATTCCAACATTCCATAATTTGTTGTTCAAGGTCAAATCTATCTTTCATTATATTTCTCCGTATGCTTCGGCAATATCATCTTCAGAAACTTCCTCTGACATAATATCACCCCCTGAAATTAAATATCTTTTTTCGATCCACGCCGTGAAAGCAGGATCTGTCAACACTGGCAACCAGAATTCTTTCGTGTAAGTTTCTTTTGCACGATATTTCTTTTCTCCATTAGCATGTTGATACCAACCATTACTAGGTTTGATAACATGACCTGATTCCATTGCCATGTCAAGAAGTCCTGACCACTTACTGATACCACCATCAAATTTGACTTCGACAGGAATCTTAGATTTTTCTCTAACGAACCTAGACTTCTCAACATTGATGATGAAGTTGTATCCTACAATGTCAGTACCTTGCTTCTCTTGTTGTCTGCCGATGATAAAGATATTGTCAGCAGAATAGTAAATACCTGTACCACCTGATACAATATCTTTCGGAAACAATCCGATTTCTTTGTAAGTGTGATTAACAACTACAGCAGGAATATCTTTGATAGTCAAGTGAGGGGTAATCATTCGGAACAAAGACTTCATCTGCTTTGCCCTTGTCATGTCAGCAACAGACTTGCCTTCAAGTGCATCTTCAACTTCTTTCTTAGAAGCCAAGTTGCCCACCGAGTCTACAATCACAATCACATGATCTCCTCTTTCAAGACCATTCAACTGCGACATTACATCATGTTTGAGTTGTTCAATATCAGTAATAGGAGTGTGAATAACACGATCTGTATCAATGCCGAAACTAGTAAAGTAACCCTGAGGCGCACCAAATTCAGAATCATAGAAGAGAACCACCGCATCATCGTATTTTTCCAGATAAGATTTTGCAAGCAACATTGCAAAAGCAGTTTTAAAGTGTTTAGACGGGCCTGCAAAGACTGTTAGTCCAGGTGTTAGTCCTCCGTCAAGTCTGCCGCTTAGTGCAACATTAAGTGCAGGGACAGCAGTTTGAATCAAGTCCTTTGTGTTAAAGAATTTTGATTCAGTTAAAATATTCGACTCTTTAATTGTCGAATTCTTTTTTAGTTTGTCAATCAGACTCATAATTATTCCTCTTTAATAAAAATTCCATCAACCATCTTGCCTTTGCGATCCTTAATATCATTCCAAGCAACCGCCATACAATCCGCTAGACTCAATTCGTGACGCTCTGCAATATTAATAAGCACCACAATGCAATCACCAATATCGTCAGCCACAGAACGACCTTTGCAGATGTTATCACTTAGCTCTCCAACCTCCTGTACTAGTTTACACAATTGATCTTTATCAGTTGCACCTTCAATCAAATTTCTATCATGGTGCCAGCCAACAATCTTTTCTTCATACTCTTCAAGTGTCATGCAAATAAATCCTCTAGTGAAGCAACAGGTCTTGTATTCCAGTTAATACTTTTAGCGATAGTATTTAAAGGTTCAATAAAAGCCTTTTCAAAAATAGTTTCATAATCAACATAGCGATGTAAATCAAATTCAGCAGGAAGTTTGGCATTAAATGCAACACAATTTTCACCGATGTGATTAGGTTCCTTCAAGTACAAAAATTTAATTTTGTCTCCGTCTTGTATGCTCTCATACTTATGTGAGAGTTTATTTTTATTTAGATGAAAGTTATACATCAATGCACCTCGAACCTGAATGGGCGTACCTTTCGTGTAGATGTTTGCACTATCAGAATACTTGCCTAGATTATTACAGCCTCGGGGAAAAGCAATTTGTTCTGGAGACATCTCTTTAAATTCTTGCCAAGTTCTTTCAACAAAGTTTTGTAGTGTATCTTCTTTAGCAGTCAAGCAAAGTTTAACCGCCTCTCTAAGGCTAGCACGAACAGGTGCAGGGGTAGATGATCGAACAATCTCAAGACCCATCACTTTCAGTTTAGGTTCTTTGTAGCGAACACCTTCATTGTCATATACATTCAATGCGTATCGTTTCTTCGCAACCCAGATACCTTTGTCGGCAATTACTTCTCGCTTGAAGTCCATCTTCTGTGCGAATGCATTTGAATACTCGGCAATGTCCTGCATCTCCCTAGCGATTGTAGGTTCAATTTGATCCGAACCAATCTTATCAAGGGCATCGATAATTGCAGAATAATTTTTACCTGATAGAAATTTCTTGACAACCTTTTCCATCGTGATATAACATGAGTCTGTATCAGAATAGAAGGAATACATTTCATCCTTTGTTCCACAGACCTTGTTTAGAAACTTATCAAGTGCCCTAGCCGCCGAGCGAATGACAACCTGACCAGTCAGCGTAATGCCTTCAGCAATCCTGTCATCATAGTATCTGAAGTATTGGTTGCCCATTGCACCATAGAGAGAGTTCAACTGAATCTTTCTTGCCATCTGATAGTTATTGTACTTAGCAATATCATTCAAATACTTAGGATCCTTTGTCTCCTCATATTTGTTCTGCGCCTGAATCATCAGCTTTTTGTATTTCTGTCGATCATCAAAAAACTTTGAAACAATCTCAGGAAATAATCCCTGAGAGTCTTTACTGAACCTTGCACCATTAGCAGTGACAGCATAATCATCATCAATTTTATATTTTCGCTCAAGCATTCCTTCAACATTTACATCTACCATACCAGGCACAAGCGTTTCAGGAGACATGTTGTATTGCATGATGATAGAAGGGTACAGAGATGTAGCATCAAATGCCATCACCCACTTGTAAGGACCGGGCTTAGGTTCCTGCACAAATGCACCTTCAATTGTACGACCTTGCATATTCTTTTTTTGAGGAATCATAATGTTTTTAGACAGCAAGTGATTATACAACAAGCAGTCCCAAGTTCGCACCGAAGAAAAAATGTCTCTGAAGTTTGCCTTGGCATCGTAACTCATTGTCGCAATAAGTTCGATGAGTTTCATCTTATCCTCAAGCTCGTCAATGAGTTTCGTATCAATGATATTGTAGTCAATAAATCGATGCCAATCCTTGTCATAGAATTCTTTAAAGGTATCGAAACCACTTTCTAGTTTGTTTTTACCTAGTTCAACTTCTGCAATGTGATCTAGTTTGTAGGACTCTTGGTTAGAATAAGTAAACTTCTTATACAAGTCCAAGTAATCCAGAATCGAAACGCCTTTTATGTCGTAGGTAGTCTGTTCCTTGTTATTGATCGTGATACCTTTTCGCCTTGTCATGTTAAAAGGCGAGAGAGAGTTCTTAGCATCATTCCCAAATATTCTATCCATGCGGGCAACAAGATAAGGAATGTCAAAAAACTCAATGTTCCAACCAGTGACGATATCAGGATATTCGTTAGCCCACCATGTTCCGAATTTAGTAAGCAATTGCTTTTCATCGTCACATGGAGTATAGTTTACATTCAAGTCTTTTGTTTCAGGACCGGGTGTCCATTCACCCTCACCCCAAGTGATGATCTCCTTTGTATGATTATTCATCATCGTAATCAAAAGGACTTTATCAGTAGGGTTGTCTACACTAGGAAAGCCAGACTCTGCCGTTGTCTCAATGTCCATAGACCACACTGAGAGTTGTGACAAATCAAACTCAATATCGTTAGGATATTCAGAAGAAAGAAACTGATATGTCAGGTCAGTCTGACCGTATATAGGATAGTTCTCAATTGCAGAATAGTTATCTAAAAATTCTTTTGCATCTGAGTTATTCCCAAACTCAATAGGTTTGATATTCTCTCCATACAGACCTTTGTAAGGAGAGTCCCCATCAGCACGAACATACAAGGTAGGTTTGAAGTCTCGCTTTGTGGTAAATCTTTTACCGTTGCGAACACCCCGAACCAATACCTTGTTGCCGTATTGCCATGCCCAACTGTAGAATTCGTTTTTCATGTGTCACACTATACATAATATAAGAAGAAAAGTCAACTAGTTTTTAGCCGAAACAGGATATTAGGTCACAATCTTTTTATCTGGTTGAATGATGCTAGAAGTGATTCTGGTGTATTCATTTACAATATCTGCTTTGGGCATAATGATTGCTGATACAGCATGAACCATAAGAAAGACACCGCCTTCGTCCGCATAGGGTACCCAGGGAGCTAGGGCAATTTGTGCCTCATTTGGATTGTCCTCTTTGGGCATCAGAAGAACGATTGCAGGTTTTGTAATTTTGATTACAGGCTTACCTTCAATCTCAATGTCTTCAATGCTACCAATAATTTCTTCACCAGAAATTAATTTTACTACTTGAATAGTTTTATCACTCATAATATAGTTCCTTAAATTTGGGGGGGATAAATCCCCCCGTATTAGTTAGTCTTGCAAAAATTCTTTTTCAGATTTTGTGTTACCTACTTTAATTTCAATAGGCTTTTTCTCTTCGGGGATTATCCGAACAAGAGAAACTGATAGAATACCATCTGCATAATCAGCGCCTTTCACTTTTACATCTTCGGTTAGTGCGAAAGTGCGAGTGAAGTTTCTAGCTCCAATGCCTTTATGATAGAATTCTCTTTTATCTTCACCTCGATCTTGCACACCCTGTACAACCAATTTGTTGCCATCAGGCACAACATGAATATTAAATTCATCTTGAGAGAAGCCAGCGCAAGCCATTTCGATTGTGTAATTTTCATCATCGTCTTTGATGATGTTATAGGGAGGATAATTGTTTGACACTTCAGAAGCAGTAAACAAATTATCAAAAATAGATTCAAAGCCAATTGAGAAAGGCTTTACATCATTTGCGAAGTCGTGTAGATCAGATACGGTATATCTTTTAGTAACCATTATAGGTCTCCTTTATTAAGCGAGTTTTCATTTACGAAGCCCTTTCGGCACTTCACATATATTTATATACTTTGCTCCCACTCCTCAAATCTTTTTTTCGTTGTTTGGTATGTTTCTCCAAACACCAACTGAAGCATGAGTCTATCCTTGTCAGAAGATGGTACTGAATGATATTTTTGTCCTACATTTAGTAACATAGGAGTATCATATTTAACCGACACCATTGGTTCTGTGCTGTTTTCGTTTTCGTAAAAAAGTATTGGCGATTCTGTTTGCAGAGGAATGGACACCACGCACTTTCTCATGGGGTGTTTGTCTATGTGCTTTATAGCACCGGCATTCTTTCGTACAACTACAAGCTGGACAGTAGGTGTGCTGGGCGTAGGAATAGGATATCTTTTAGCGAGCGACTGCACATACCGTCTGTCTTTACTTCTCCAGTTCTCCCATATTGAAGAAGCGTACACACCTATCGTTGCGGTTTGCGGGTATTCGGAAGAATAGATATCTATTAGGTAATTAGATTCAGCCCAATTCCAGATTTCTAGTAGGTGTGTCTTTTCTTCTTCGGTTATAAGATCAGGTACCGAGACACAGCAATCTAGTTCTTCCGCCCTATGTTGTATTTCGCCACTAGTTCCCATTCATCTTTCTCTTTGTATGATATAATTTTGATCTGTCCAATAGGTGCAATGTCTTCATGCAATTCGGGAGAAAGCATTGTCAATAAGCCCCAGTCTGCTAAAAGTTTTGCAATGGCATTTCTTCTAGCCAAATCTGTATCGTCTAAGTTTGCATGTTTACCATCTAAGGCAAACAACTCTTTAAAGTGTGTGATGAAGTATCTACCTTGCTTGTGTAAAATGTGGCAAGACTGATACAAGGTTTTATCTTTGCGAGATGCCACTCCAATGCGTGATAGGGTTTCACGAATTTTTAGAAAATCATCTGCATGTTCTAGCTTGACTTCCAGCGGCTTATAGCCGGGAATATCAATGTCAAAAAAGTCACTCATTTTTTTATTCCTATTATAATCAATAAAGAAAAGCATCGTTTATTGACTTTATTTATAAAATAATGAGTTTTACTTACCTCCTTTGAACATCCTTTGTTTCAACACATCTAAATCTGTTTCTGATAACAATCTCAACGCCTCTTGAGCCTTAGTATTGCTATAGCCATAGTACTCTTTGATAATCTCTAGCCTTTCCTCTTTCTCGGGCTTTAACCATTTGTTGTATCGTTTCTTAGGTCGTACTACATTCAACAAAAAATCATACTGCATCTTTGATGCTAGGTGAGGACGAGCATTCATTTCATTTGCCGCAATCACAGTGTCAGGTCCATAACTCATAGCCTTGTTCACGATGAAGGCATTGTATTGCTTCTCGCTCCAGTCATCAACAATCAAATTATCTTTGCTGTGGTTGATGCTGTTAGCAAAATCAAACGGGCTGATTGCCTTTTTCTTTTCCTTATAGGAGTCGGGATCAAAAGACTCTATAGGTGCACCAAGTTCTTCAAGATGTCCTGTCATTTACATTACCTATAATCAAATGCAATACGATGTAACATTCGGTTTTCCATTCCTTCAAAGTCCCATCGCTTGTGTATACTTAACCATTGCTCACTGATAACAATATCACCATCTTGCCAATCATGATGATATGCAAACTCAGGTTGAAGTACATGCTCTTTCAGTCTTGACATTATACTATTAAATTCGTCCTGTGTCTTGCCTACCATGCCAAATATTTGCAAAAACGGGAAATACAATCCAGTGATACCGGCATCATTTGTATGCACCAACTTG